CAGGTGGTTTGCAACGAACGCAAATTCGTCCAGGAAGATGATGTTGAAAGACATACCCCGGACAGCAGATGCTGAGGTGGATGCCGCAATGATCTTGGAACCATTCTCCAGTTCCATGGATCCTTTGTTCCAGGCTACGATGCCTTGCTGCATCCAGCGCGGCAAGTTTTCGTACGCCAGTTGTAATCTTCCGAGCAAATCTCTAGCAGTCGCTGCCTTGTTTGCGAGGATTCCGATGTTGACGTTATCATTGAAGATAGCGTAATGGAGTAAGTACGATACCACGGTAGTAGACTTACCAGTCTGGCGTGGCATCTTACAGATGTTGAATCTGTTTTTATGAAAATTTCTAATAAGTTTCTTCTGAAACTTATACATGTCAAAGCCGACGAGACCTTCGTCAACGTTCACAATTTTGATATGTTTTTCAGTAAAATAAACAGGGTCATTCTTACATCGAACAAATTCGATGATGTTTTCTTCGGTAAATTCCTGCTGGGTATTAGCCTTCTTTAGATTAGGATTACCGAGATAAACGTCACTTCCGGGCATGGCGACACTCAATCATAAATTCTTGGTAAGTCTTCAATTCAGTGTGCTCCCACTTGGATTTACCAAAAGCATCGTTAGTACCACTGATTGCTGCCTTTGCTACCTTTCCAACTTCTTTGGCAACCTTACCTGCAACCTGAAGTCCTTTGCCAACTTTACCAGCAACACGCTTCGTCTTGACTAGTTTCTTTTTAGCACCGTAGTTCTTTACGCCGCCAGTCTTTTTATTTTCCTCTTCTCCCTTACCTTTATACTTGACAATTGCACCACCTTGAGCAACCCTATCTGATTTACCTTTAGCGTTGTCAGGACTTTTTTGTACCCTGACAATATCAGTAGATGTAGGTGCTTTTCTTGTTTTAGTTATAGCGGTAGACTTTGTTCTCTTCTCAATATTTGACCGACTACCTTTGACAATTGACTTGTCACCTTGGAATCCTTTAGCGTTACCTTGCTTCTGCCTTCTCCTCTTCTCTTTACTTCCCTGGTGTGGTTGCTGTTTGATAGGAGCCTCGGCACTACCCTCAGTTCCCTTACCACCTTCTCCCTCTCTTGCCTTCAGCCTTTTCATTGCAGCCTTTTTTTGAGCAGGAGTGGCATCAGCAAGTTGACGCTCACTATATTCCAGCAAGTCACTAAAGATAGGTAATTTGTATGTATACTTCATCTGTAGAAATTACTTATCACTATTATTTAGAAGACCTTTCTTGATCATCTTCTGCAATTCGCTTGTGCTACCCACAAACAAGGCATTGTTAGTAACGTTTTTGGGACCTTCCTCTGCATTCAGATCCTTCATTTTTTTCTGTAAGTCAACGATCTTATCAGTGACATCACCGACGTGTTTGATCAATTGACCAGCAACTTCATACGCTCTAGGGTGCTGAGTATCCATGCACACGTCAAGGATACCATTCACTGCCTCTTGCCCCTTCTCTACTAAGTTGTAAAGTTGAGCACGAGAGTATTCATAGTCCTGCTCAGGTGCGTCAGGTTTGATTTTCTTGATTGCCTTGGTCTCTTTGACAATCTCAGACTTAGTTTCTAATGCCTTGTCAATAGCCTCAAAATCTTGACTCATTCATCAGTACCGGTAGTAGGACTAAACGATTTTCCATCTGAATCGAAGAATGATCTAGACTCGCTGAAACCGAATGTGTCCCCAAATTCAATTAGGTCGCTATCAGCACTATTTACAAGATTGATCTTGTCACCTGACTCATGGGATACAATACTACTGTTGAACTGACCACGTTTTACGATAAGATCGTTACTGTCGATCTCCATAATTCGCATAACTTCTTTGTTGATTTCAATGAATCCACCAACAGTATAATTAGATCCGTTTGTTACTTTGACAAGAGTTTTTATTCTATCGAGGGCGGCAGTAATTGTTCCCGTTTCGTCCGCGTTATAATCTTGGGCAGCTTGTGGAACAACCGTATACCTTTGTTCTCTTGGTGCCCTGATAGCGGTAGAATAATCCACCTGAACTTTTTTGATAACTCCATTTTCGTCTGTTGGAACTTCTTGGTAAAAATATGTTTTCGCTACAAAATCGAGGTCGTATTGAATGAACCTACGTGTTGAGAAATCACCTTCATACTCATCAACAAACCCAACGTTTGTAAGAGTAAAAGGCACATCACGCTTCTCTTCAACTCCTTCTAGCATGTTGATAGTCACGCTATATGAGGGTTGAAAGAATGGTAGAATCTGCTCGATAATTTGAAGAGCGTCGTCTTGTAACTTTGCTGCAAAACTCAAACGGAATCCCAGATCATATGGGACCGGCATAAACATCCGTTTGATTTTTGACTTCTCCTTCGGAGAAATCATCGTAAATTTTTGAACAGGAGATGCCTTACGTGCGGCATCATAAGTATAAGATGTCAGTTCAAATGACAATCGAGGAAGACTTATTGCAACGTTGTCATCAAAGTTTGGTTGCTGCTCGATGCGTGCAATAAACCTTTGAATAGGTCCGTAAGCAATAGGAACCTTTATCTTACTGATTGATGTACCACCAGAATTATGCTTTTGAATACTGATGTTATTGAAAAGAGTACCGAAAGCAATTACTGTCTTCCGAATAGTTTCATTGTAAAAGTAATTGCCAACCATTATACTTCACCGAATGGGTTTTTCTCTGTAAAATCTAAGATGCTGTCTGCTTCCGTCTGGATGGTATCACCAGAGTTGTAACTAGGAGCAAAGTCATCGTCATTATAATCGATGGTATTTAGACGATATGCACTGCCCTCATTATCAACAATCAATTCACCAACCTGGAAGTCGCCAGTGAGATTGCGTGCTTTGAGGGTAAGAGTTGGAGCATTCCAAGAAGTGACAAAGGCAGTGCTGAGACTGGATTGACCCTTGATAACTTCTCCATAACTGAAGGTGCCAACACCAACGGTGCCTGCTGCACCAACTGTGATTGTGGGTGCAGAGTTATATCCAGAACCAGAATCAGTAATACGAATGTCGATCAAACGACCAAACGTATCGATGACTGCATCTGCCTTAGCAATATGTCCTCCAGTTGGAGGATCATTGAATGTAATTGCTGGTGGGTCTGCTTGGATATAATCTTCACCGGTGTTATCAATGGTGATTCCACCGATGCCACCGCTTGTAGAAATAGCAACTCTTACAGATGCACCCGATCCCTTACCATCCTCAGAGATGAATTGGAGGTTTGGTGTCGATGTATAACCAGACCCAGGATTAGTGATATAGATTTCACTAATGCGGTTTGTTCTAAACTGACTGTTACCTGAGGCACTAGTGATAGCAACAGCAGTTGCTGTTGTTCCACTTGTAGGTGCATCGATCTTGATCTCTGGTGCAGCAGTCCAACCACTACCACCATTTAGGAGTTCGATATAACGAACACCACTACTGAGTCCTACAGTTGCTGATGCAGTTGTACCAACATCTAGGAGAACGAAGGTTGCATTGTAACCAGCAGTTGCAAAGTCATCATCGATCGCAGCGACTCCTGTATTGATGACTTCATCCTCATACTCGAACGGTTCGCATGTCAGAGTATAAGTATAGTTCTTTCGTAACTGATAGAAGTTGCTAACATCATCTACATATTTGATTTCTAACAGTAAGTCTCTGTATGGGAAGTATAAAAGATCTCCCTCATATGGTCGAGTTGGAGCGTTACTAAGTCCACGACGACCTTGCATCAATGGAGTAACATAATTTAGATACCTTTCCTGAGAGATGACAATCTTCATCTCAGCAGTGGTTCTAACACCAAACTTCGTCAGAAGATTATATCCGGCATCAAACCCTTCATAAGACTCAATATAACCCTCAATAGGAAATGACTTATCGAACTTAGAACTGGTCACCTCCCTCATAATTGTCTTCACATTTACGAAAACACGAGGAAGATAAACGAATTCCACCCCATACATTTGGATCTGTTCGTTGATCAGATCCTGTACGAGGTCTTGCTCGTTAGATGTACCTTGTAAAAAGAAGGGATTTAGTGCCATTATCCAATCAGATCAAGAGGTGGAAGTTCATACTCAAGTGTCATCTTATCTTCCAGTCCCTGGATTTCTCCCAGAGCATCTTCATAGATCTGTCTACCATTCAGTTCAACACCACCTGGTAGTTTCACACCCTGGAACTTCATCATATTGGCACCCCACTGCTTCTTCAGTAGAGCAGTGAAGTATCTCTTCAAGAAGATATCATTGTATACTTTGGGGTAATCGTCAGGGTTCAGGACCCTGTAGCAGCGGATAATAATATAATCATCCTCCTGCATACTATTACCATCAACGTCTAGGTAAAGTCTGTTCTGCCGACGATTGAAACGGATTGCTTTTTCTGGATGCAGAATATGATCTAGGTCTTCCAAATATCTTTTAGTCATCGTATATCCCATCAGTTCCATTGAACTGAAGAAGTACACGTCGTTCAACATCAACTGATAATTGATATTGAACATGTTCGTCGAGATTAGACGATTGTCCAGTTTGAAAACTCTTTCGATCCCAATAACAGCGTCCGGAATCTGGATGAAATTCTGGTTCTCCTCATAACTAAAGGTGGTAGTGCCAATTCCAGTAATATTTGCTGTAGCGGTACTGGTAGTGATACCAGTCGCTTTATCCCCTGCACGAGCACGTGTCGCATCGAGAAAGTCCTGCGTAATCTTGTGCTTCAGATACATCAATTCAACGCCATCCATGTGGCGGTTTTGATAAACCTGAATGGCATCATCCATCAGATCTTCAATTTGCTCATCAGCAACGTTGATTTCAAGGACTGGAGCACCTAGTTGACGCCTAGCGTAACTTACTAACTCCTGTCTTGTAGATGGGTTCGCCATTTATTCAAGACTTTTTTTCTATTTAGTTGCGTCTCACAACGACATCTATCTCGTCACCTACAGTTGCGCCATTAGTTAGACTTACAGTAGTATCTCCAAATACCCAATCTGACGGTCGCAGCAAGACGCCATTCAAGAATACTTGAGAGTTTTTGCTGCTGATATTTGAGTCGGTTGGGATGAAAGTAGTTTGTCCCTCAGTAGCAGTGAACTGGTCTTCTGAAGTATCACCACAGATATCAACTTCGTCTCCTACTTTACATCCTGTCGTAAGGACAATAGATGCACTGGTAGTATAGTCTGCAGTTTTGCGTAACTTTACACCATTCAAAAATACTTTGAAGTTTTTCGATGCAGCAAAATCACCTGAAATTGTAAAATCTGTCTGCCCTTGTGTTCCGGTGAATGATTCTTGATCAAGTGTATGACCATAATGAACTTGAATGGATACCTCATCACCTACTGTGGCACCACTGGTTAGGGTTACCGTGCTTGTAGATGAAGTATTGAAGTCAATATTATTACGCTGACGAACACCGTTGATATATGTTTCTACGGTGTATTGTATGCTTCCGTCAGTATGGACATGGGGACTACTAAATGATGTCTGACCCTGAGTGGCAGTTGTAACTCCACATGCAATAGATGTAGCAGCACCAACTGGGACGTTAGTAAGACCAGATCCATCACCAACAAATGCATCAGCATTTATTGTAGTTACAGTGGTGATTCCAGTAACTCGTAATTGAGAAACTGTTGCCTCACCAGTGATCTTACCAAAACTACCAATACCAGCGTAAAGTTTGCCTACGCTAGGATTATAGGTAAGACCGTTGGTCTTTATCTTTTGGAATCCAGTCCTACTATCAAGAAATCCAACGTGATGCCATTGGTTCCCACTGTCAACTGCAGTATCTACCTTCAGCGCACCGCTGGAAATGCCAGCGATAGTATTGTTTACTGTTAGATTAGTTGCTCCAAGTGTGGTAATTGTAGCGATGCCACTGAGA